CGGCCGCCTCTACTCCCTCATCGTCCGCGGCGCTGCCTCCTCGGTCACCGAGATCGCCGACACTGAGCTTTGGGTCAACGCACGCACGGGGGCGTTCTGATGGAAACCTTCCTCACCATGATCGTGACCGCAGCCGACGCGCCCCTTGCGCGTTCGCTCGCGGCAGGCATCGACCCGGCGCACTCCTCCGGCATGTGGACGACGGCGCTCGCCAGCGCCAGCGCGCCTACGGTGCCGACGCACTACATCTCGACGGGCTTCGTCGCGGAAGCCTTCGCCGCGGTGCTCCCGCTCGCGACGTGGGCCTTCGAGCAGCCCGACCCCGAGCAGCCTGGGACGTGGACGCGCACCGCCTACGAGCCCGGAGACGCCGCTACGGTCGCGCAGCGCGCGGGCGAGGCAGACCCGCCGATCGTCGTCACCACGGAGGAAGTGGAGGCGCTCTACCTCGCGTCCGACGTGACGACGGAAGACCCGTGGGTGGCGCTTGGGCGCCTTGGACTTGTGCTAGCGCAGGAGTCCGCCGAGCCCGTCGCCGACGCCCTCACCCCCGCACCCTCGAACGAGTAGCCATGCCCGCGAAGAAGTCCGAGATGAAGTGCAACGTCCCGAAGCGGACTCCGGGTCACCCGAAGAAGTCGCACGTCGTGAAGGCGTGCGAGGGTGGCAAGGAGAAGCTGATTCGCTTCGGGCAGCAAGGCGTCTCGGGCTCTCCTCCGAAGAAGGGCGAGTCGGAGGCCGACGCGAAGCGGCGCGCGTCGTTCAAAGCGAGACACGCGAAGAACATCGCGAAGGGCAAGATGAGCGCGGCCTACTGGGCCGACAAGGTGAAGTGGTGACGACCTACACGAAGCCCGCCCTCCGCGAGCGCATCAAGGACCGCATCACCGCCTCGAGCAAGGGCGGCAAGCCGGGCCAGTGGAGCGCGCGCAAGGCGCAGCTCGTCGCCGCCGAGTACGAGAAGGCGGGCGGCGGCTACAAGGGCGCGAAGAGCGGCGCTCAGAAGTCGCTCTCGAAGTGGACGCGCGAAGACTGGGGCACGGGCTCGGGCAAGCCCTCGGGCAAAACGGGCGAACGCTACTTGCCCAAGGCCGCTCGCGAGGCGCTCACGCCTGCCGAGATCGGCGCGACGAACCGTGCGAAGCGCGAAGCGACGAAGCGCGGCGAGCAATTCTCGAAGCAACCGCCGAAGATCGCCAAGAAGACTGCTAAGCACAGGTAACCATGGCGGCGATCCCACTCCTCGCAGGCATCTACACGACGACGGCGCCGAACTTCCGCACCGCTTACCCCGTGAACATGGTGCCGACGCCGACGCCGACGGGCATCTCCGAGGCGTACCTTCGGCCCGGCGACGGCCTCGTGGCGACGGCGCAGAGCCCCTACGGCATCGGGCGCGGCGGCATCAACTGGAACGGCGCCCTTTACCGCGTCCTCGGGTCGAAGCTCGTCCGCATCGACGCACTCGGGAACGTGCACGTCATCGGCGACGTGGGCAACGATGGGAAGCCCGTCACGTTCGACTACTCCTTCGACCTTCTCGCCGTCGCGAGCTGCGGGAACCTCTTCTACTCGAACGGCACGACGTTCGTGCAGAACGTCGATCCCGACCTCGGGACGGTCGTCGACTTCGTCTGGGTCGACGGCTACTTCTTCACGACGGACGGCGAGTTCCTCGTCGTGACGGAGCTCAACGACCCGCTTCAGGTGAACCCGCTGAAGTACGCGAGCAGCGAAGCGGACCCGGACCCCGTCGTCGCGCTGCTGAAGGTGCGCAACGAGGTCGGCGTCCTGAACCGCTACACGATCGAGGTCTTCGACAACGTCGGCGGCGTGGGCTTCCCCTTCCAGCGCATCGAAGGCGCGCAGGTCATGAAGGGCTGCGTCGGCACGCACGCCTGCTGCGTCTACCAAGAGTCGATGGCGTTCCTCGGCGGCGGGCGCAACGAAGCGCCGGGCGTCTACATCGGCGTCAACGCGACGGCGCAGAAGGTCTCGACGCGCGAGGTCGACGAGATCCTCGCGACGTTCACGGAGGCGCAGCTCGCGACGGCGGTGCTTGAGGCTCGCAACGACCGCGCACACGAGTTCCTCTACGTCCACCTCCCCGACCGCACGCTCGTCTTCGACGGCTCGGCGGCGAAGGCGCTCGGGGCGCCCGTGTGGTTCGTGCTCACGTCCGCGCTGCAGGGTTTCGCGCAGTACCGCGCGCGCTGGTTCGTCTGGGCTTACGACGCTTGGCAGGTGTGCGACACGCTCGGGCCGACGTTCGGTCGCACGGTGCAGGACGTCTCGACGCACTGGGGAAGCCGCGTGCGGTGGGAGCTCACGACGCCGATCGTTTACAACGAGGGCAACGGCGCGATCTTCAACGAGCTCGAGCTCATCGCGCTCCCCGGCTCCGTGCCGTTCGGAACGGACCCCGTCATTTCGACGTCGTACAGCCTCGACGGGCTCTCGTGGAGCATCGACCATGCGGTGCGCGTCGGGTCGTACGCGCAGCGTCAGCACCGCATCGCATGGCGTCGTCAGGGCTTCATGCGGCGCTTTCGCGTGCAGCGCTTCCAGGGCGACTCGTGGGCGCACATCCCCGTCGCCCGTCTCGAGGCAACCTTCGAACCGTTGGCCTGGTGATGGCAGTCCGACGCCTTGGCCTCACCCGTGACCAGCTCGCGAAGTTCCTCGACGAGCACGAGCAGATTCGCCAGTTCGAACTGCTCTTCACCGCCGTCGACGAGCTCCAGACCGAGGGGCTCGACTCGGTGCGCTTCGACGCCGGGGCGGCCCTCGCCGGGGTCAACAAGTTGGCCGGCGTTGTCGCGCAATTGGCCCAAGACGGGGCGATCGAGGCTTCGAACGCCCTCTCGGTCGCGCAGGCCGCAGAACGCGCCCTGGTGGCGATTGAGGGCCTTGCGATGGTGGGCGCGACGCTGCCGCCGCCCGTACCCAAGCGCCGCAACGTCGGGGCGTGGCATGACATGACGCGGCAAACCGCCGCCGCCGTCAACACGGGCCAGCGCGCGCAGTGCGACACGACCGACCTCGAGCGCGGCGTCTGGCGCGATTCGACGCTCGACGTCTTCTACGTCGCCGACGCGGGCGTCTACAACATCGAGTTTTCCGCGCAGGTCGACTCGAACAAGGGCTCCGACTCCGAGCTCTGGGTCTGGCTCGCCGTCAACGGCTCCGACGTGCCCGAGTCGGCGTCGGTCATCCGCGTGAAGGGCAACGACGGCGAGACCGTCGCGGCGTGGAACTGGATGGTCGAGCTCGCGCCGAACGACTACTTCTCGATCATCTGGGCGGCGGATAGCTTGCAGACGTACCTCGAAACGTTCGCCGCAAGCGCGTTCCACCCTGCTATCCCTTCGCTCATTCTCACCGTCACGCAGGAGGCGTGAACCATGGCCGTCACCCCGACCCAGCTCATCGCGCCCGCGTTCGTTCCTGACACGAAGGGCACCGCCTACACGTCGACCGCCGTCAAGACGCGCATCGACTACATGGCGTTCGTGAACACGACCGCGAACAACGTCACGCTCTCGGTGTGGCTCGGGCCTGCGGGCGCGTCGCAACGCATCAAGGACAAGACGATCCTCCCCGGTGAGTGCTACCTCTGCCCCGAGGTCATCGGCGCGCTTCTCATGCCCGGCGAGCTCATTCAGTGGGACGCGAGCGCCGTCAACGCGCTCTACGGCTCCGCGAACGGCGTGACCTTCACCTGAGGAAAACTGCGATGATGATGCTCGGAATCCCCGTAGAGAAGCCGTTCCCGTCGACCAGCGAGAACAAGAAGAACACGCTGATGGTCATCCAGGACTGGATGCTTGGCCCCGAGAAGCCGTCGAACGAGCGCGGCGCGAACGCCGAGTACTGGCGCGGGCTCGCGAAGGCGATGCAGGTCGACGAGGCCGAGGCGCGCCGTCGTCGGTGCTCCAACTGCGAGTATTACGACAACACGCCGGGAACGCAGCTCAAGATGGAGCGCATCCCGTGGAACCAGTGGGATGTGGACGCGGGCTTCCGTGGATTCTGCACGAAGTTCTCTTTCGTGTGCCACGACCTCCGCAGCTGTCAGGCGTGGGAAGAGAAGGAGTTCGAGGAGGAATGACGACGCTCGCGGAGGCGGTGCGTGACGACGAGGCCGCGAAGATTGAGCGGCTCGAGGGCGCGATGCTTCAGCACGAGCAGGTCGAGTGTCCGGTCGAGCACATCTTCGGCCCGGGGCTCTACATCCGGCAAGGCGTCATTCCGGCTGGCACGCTCGTCGTGGGGCATCGGCACAAGAACGCGCACACGAACATCCTCCTCCGCGGCGTGATGGTCCTTGCGACCGAAGACGGCGTGCGGCGCATCGAAGCGCCGATGGTGTGGATTGCGCCTCCGGGGCGAAAGGTCTTCCTCGTCCTCGAAGACATCCTTCTACAGAACCTCTATCCAACCGACCTCACGGATCCTGACGCGATCGAAGAGGCGTTCATCGAAAAAAGCGAGACTTGGCAGGCGCACGACGAGGAAGTGCGCGCTCGGCTGCTATCTGGTATCGCTCAAACCATGGAGCTCGCGGCATCATGTGGGTAGCAACTGCAATCATCGGTGGCGCCGTCATCAGCGGTGTCGGAACCTACATGGCGCAGAAGAGCGCCGCCGAGGAAGCGTCCGGCGCACAGCGCGCGGCGAGTGAAGCCGCCATCGCCGAGCAGCGTCGCCAGCAGGCCGAAGCGGAGCGCCTTCTCGCGCCGTACATGCAGGCCGGGCAAGGCGCGCTCGGACAGCAGCAGGCGCTCCTCGGGCTCGCCGGTCCCGAGGCGCAGCAG